GTCCAAGTATTTCTACTCGGTGGAGATGAAGTCCCTGCATGAGTCGTTCACGACACCGCCCAAGAAGCTGGAGATTCGGCTGAGCTCCAAGTTCAACGGCTTTGGTTACCCAATGGTGGCGTGTGTGCCCCGCTTCCGAGAGGACATTCCCATCGTGGTGTACTTCCGCGCCATCGGCGTGACCAACGATCGGAGCATTGCTCGCATGGTCTGGGGCGACGAGAACGACTCGCATGTCGACATGCTGGGTGCGTCGTTTCGCGACTGTGCAGAGCTGGGAATCTTCACCCAGCAGGATGCGGTCCAGTACCTGACGGGCCATCTGCAGTATGGCACCAACCAGGAGGACAAGTGCGCGTATGTTCGCCAGCTGCTCACCACCGAGTACCTGCCGCACGTGCGCTTTGCGGGCGAGACGACCACACCCGAGGTCTTGAACGCACGCCGCGCTCTCCTGACCGCCTCCATGATTCGTAGGCTCCTGCTGACCTACGGCGGCCACATTCCGCTGGATGACCGCGATGCGTACCCGAACAAGCGCGTGGTCACCACGGGTGCGCTGCTGACGCACCTGTTCCGTCAGCTGTTCCAGAAGGTCTGCAACGACACTCGCAATGAGTTCGTGCAGGAAGTGAACAATGACTCGTGGAAGAAGGCGGGACCCGATGGCCGCCCGGCACCGATGGAGATTCTGAACATCAACAATCTCTACAAGATTCTGAAGCTGTCCACGATCGAGGGCAAGCTGAAGCAGGCACTGGCCACGGGGAACTTCACAGTCCAGGGTCTGGGCACATCGTCGTCCACTTCGCTGTCCAACGCGACCAAGGTCGGTGTCTCGCAGGTTCTGTCGCGCATGTCCTATGCCGCCACACTGTCCCACTTGCGCCGTATCCAGACACCCGTGGAGAAGTCGGGCAAGCTGTTGGCGCCTCGCAAGCTCCATGGCACCTCGTGGGGATTCATGTGCCCCGTGGAGACACCCGAGGGCCATTCGGTGGGTATCGTGAAGACCATGTCGTTGCTCACGTCCGTGACCCAGCATGTGCCGAGTCACACGGTCCTCCACTTCTTGCGCGAGACTCCTGGAATCATCTGGATTCAGCAGGCCATCGTCTACCCTGGTACCTCCATCACCGTAAATGGTGTTCTGACGGCCTACACGGAGGACCCGCACACGGTCGTCAAGGCCCTGCGGACGGCCAAGCACACCTTCCGCCTTCATCCGCACACCTCCATCGCGTGGTACACTCTGCTGAACACCATCATCATTGAGACGGATGGTGGCCGCGTGGTACGCCCAGTGTTCCGTGCAGGGGCCGAGCCGCCGCCCGAGTCGGAGCGCGGTGATTGGAACAACTGGGTCAAGGCGTGCATGGAGTACATTGACGCCTCGGAGACGGAGACCTTGCGCGTGGCTCTGACGCGCGGAGAGGTGACTTCGCACTCTCACCACGAGATTCACCCGTCGATGCTGGTGGGACACATGGCGGGCACCATTCCGCTGTCGGACCACAACCAGTCTCCTCGTAACACCTATCAGTCGGCCATGGGCAAGCAGTCCATGTGCGTGTACGCCACCAACTTTGCCAAGCGGCTGGACAAGAACGCGTATGTGCTCTGTTCCATCAGCCGTCCGCTGGTGGAGACGCGGTCGATGAACATTCTGAAGATGCACGAGATGCCCTTCGGTATGAACGCTGTGGTGGCCATTGCCTGCTACGGCGGATACAATCAGGAGGATTCCATCATTATGAACCGCACAGCCGTGAACCGCGGTTTGTTCCGTGGTCTGTACTACACGCTCTACAAGGACGAGGAGCATCGCAATGTGACCAGCGGTCGCGAGGAGAAGTTCATGCGGCCGCAGAAGCACGCGACTCGCAAGTTCAAGACCACGAGCTACGCGGCCATCCACGAGACGGGCATTCCCATCCTGAACTCGGTGCTGAAGGAGAACGATGTCGTGATCGGCAAGGTGGTGAACCTGCGCCACGACGCGGCGGGATATGCGTTCCGCGATGCCTCGACGACCCACAAGAACGGCGAGGACTGCCGTGTGGACGGCGTGTGGCAGGACAAGAACTCGGATGGCTACCCCTTCGTGAAGGTGCGCGTGGTCTCCGAGCGCGTCCCGCAGATTGGTGACAAGTTCTCCTCCCGCCACGGACAGAAGGGAACGGTGGGAATGCTACTGAACGAGGAGGACATGCCCTTCACGGGTTCGGGGCTGCGTCCCGACCTGATCATGAACCCTCACGCAGTCCCTTCCCGCATGACCATCGCACAGCTGATGGAGAACATCTTCGGCAAGATCTGTGTGCGCAAGGGCACGCTGGGCGACGGAACGCCGTATGACCACATGAAGGTGGAGGATCTGCGGGCGCACATGGTGGAGATGGGCATGCATCCGTACGGCAATGAGATTCTGTACAACGGCCAGACGGGCGAGATGATGCAGGCCGAGATCTTCATGGGACCCACCTTCTACCAGCGCCTGAAGCACATGGTGATTGACAAGCAGCACTCTCGGGCTCGTGGACCGATTGTGTCGCTGACCCGCCAGCCCTGCGAGGGCAGGGCACGCGATGGTGGTCTGCGTGTTGGAGAGATGGAGCGCGACTGCATGATCTCACACGGTGCCTCGGTGTTTACCAAGGAGCGTCTGATGGATGTGTCCGACCCGTTCCTGACAGGTATCTGCAAGACGTGTGGTACTCTGGCGGTGGTCAATCCTGCAGAGGGCATCTACTCGTGTGGCTCGTGTGGCAACAAGACGGACTTTGTGCAGAAGACCATTCCGTATGCGATGAAGCTCTGGATGCAGGAGTTGGAGGCCATGCATATCGTGCCTCACATGGTCATGGAGTAACTAAAGTACTCCAACTTACTGGAAACACCTTCTTAATCGCCTCACTCACTTCACTCGCAACAGCCCGAATCTCCGCCTGGGCGTCGGAACCCATGCGAAGGTGGCACAACCGAGCATAGGCGGCAAGCGAGCCCGTCTCAATGAACTCGGTCATCATATTTTGCGGTAACACCATGCGCGCCTGCTCGGGCGGAATCTGGTTCGCCAGTAGATGATTATACTCGTCCACTGAGTGGCAGCAGTGCATCTTCAGATACTGCATGAATCGCTCGTCCTCGAGGTGGACATCGTCATTACTCCCCTGCTTTTTACCCGGGGCCCGTGTCCGAAGGTGAGGAATGTGAAAGGTCGGGGGATCGTCCACATACCTGCGACTCACTTCATTCCGCGAGAAGCCGATGGTATGGCGAAACCACTCGCGCGCCATCCAAATCGGCATCTTCAGTCGGAACCGCAGCTGGGGGTGGAAGAAGGGCGATGTGTGCTCGTGGTCCGCCAGATACTTGATGAGCTTGGCGTCCTTCTCCGTGAACTCATCCACATGCTTGCCCAGCGATACACGGGCAGCATTGACCACGGTCAGATCGTCTCCGAATGTCTCCAGCAACTCGACCTTGCAGTCCTCGAACATGCTCATGCTTCTATCTCTTCCTCGAGCTCGTAAACCTCGTGAGATGACGCGCGCCCGAGAACATTATGCGCACAACATCCGATGCCGCACGCAAGAACCAACAGCGCCACGACAAGTGCCGTAATCTGGTCTTGGTCGGGGGTCATACCCGTTTTCCATTTAGTGTCTATAAGTGGAGTTCAGACATGGAGGTGGTCGTGGCTCGGTACAAGGAGGACATTGAGTGGACCAAGACCCTTCCGTACAAGGTGACTGTCTACACCAAGGACGATTGCCTTCTTCCCAATATCGGACGAGAGGCCCACACATACCTGTATCACATCATTACTCGGTGGGACAGCCTTGCCGACTATACCGCCTTTGTCCAGGGGTATCCGTTTGACCATGCTCCCGGGCTTGTCGAGGATCTTGCTCGGGCCCCGACGGACTTTCGACACCTGGGACCTCATCTTTCCTGCGACCGCGATGGTTGGCCTCATCACGGTGGACTCGGAGTGGGAAAGATTGCAGATTCCGTTGGTCTCGTTCAAACTGAGTTTCCATTCAGTGCAGGTGCCCAGTTCGTGGTGTCGCGTGAACGAATCCGTTCCAGACCGCTTGAATTCTACCACGTCTTGATGTCGGTTCTGGTCACCCGCCTCAACGAGACCCCGTGGGTCTACGAACGACTGTGGCAGAGTATTTTTATGGGATCCGTATAAATGCACACACGCCGTCATCGCATGCTCTTCAAAGAGTGGGCTGCCCAGGAGGCTCGTGAGATGTCCCACAAGGGGAAGCGCTTGACCTTTCGCAAGTGGGCCGCACAGGAATTGAAGGAAAAGGCGCACCCGAATCATCCGTCCTTCAAGAAGTGGGCCAGGCAGGAGATGCGCGAGAAGTCTCACACACGCAGGAGGTCGTAGGTGCCCGTCTGCTTCAAGAGCAGAGCGACTGCGGCAATGATGCTCGACCAACTCGTGTAGTAGCACCAGAGGGTTGCAGGAGACTGTGTCGAGAGGCCATATGTGTAGCCTATGAAGGGAAAGATCCAAAATGCAGCCAGAAGCGAATACCCCTTCTTCCATCCGAAGATCATAGGCATTGCAATCAGAGTGACCCACACGCTATAGAAGAACGACCTTGATACGCCATTGGCATAGTCTTTTGATCGTGACCAGTCGAGATGTTTCTCCTTGTTCACGACAGTACATGGTTGCTCTGGGTCGCAAAGATACGCGTACTCCACGACCATGGTGCCGACCACCAGGAGTACCCATAAAATGAGATACGGTCGCAGCGTTTCCAAGGGGTACACGAACAATGCACCAAACGCGGGTGCAATCGGCTGCAGTGCGAGGGAGATGGGTATGAGCGTTGCGGTGACCAGCTTGTTGGTCTCTGTGCAGCCCTCCTTAGGATTCTCGGACCACAACAGATACTCTGCGAACTGCATAGAACACCATCCGATCAGTGTCACACCTAGCCATTGGAAATATGGACTGCCCGAACTCAGCAAGTACACAATGGCAACAAACGACACCGTAGAGGTGTACAAACTCGAGTCCTTGCTGTAGCACATTGTTCACTCGAGCATATTAACTTTCATGTGGCGTGTGTGGAAGAACAATGTCAGTCGAAGTCGTCATGGGCCCCATGTTTGCGGGGAAGACATCCTATGCATTGAGCGCGATTCGGAAGCACACTGCGTTGGGACAGCGTGTACTTGTCATCAAGCATTCGTGTGACACGAGGTTCGGAGTGACATCCGAAATCACAACGCACGATGGAGACTCGCTTCCGTGCTTGACGACAGACACGCTGAACAGTGTAACAGATGACATGTTTGCAAGCTGCGATGTCATTTTGATCGACGAGGCTCAGTTCTTCTATGCCCTGGTCCACTTTGTTCGTGAGGCTGCTGAGCACCGTCATAAATCGGTATATGTGATTGGACTGTCGGGCGATTACCGCCGCCAGCCCTTTGGTGAGATCCTTGCAGTTGTTCCGTATGCCGACACTGTCACCATGTTGACTGCCATTTGCTCGTGTGGGGACTCTGCACACTTCACGCGCAGGTTGAACCCGAATTCAGGTCAGGTGGTCATCGGAGGTGCCGAATCGTACGCAGCAGTGTGTCGTGCGTGTTTTGTGGGGTAGTCGTCGCGCCCACTATTTTTTCTTGCGATGGAACATAACAGCAATATGGGTGGTGGTCTTCTTCAGCTCGTGAGCTATGGCGCGCAGGACATCTACATCAGCGGCAACCCCCAGATCACCTTCTGGAAGGTGCTGTTCAAGCGCCACACGAACTTCGCCATGGAGTCCATTGAGGTCACCTTCAACGGCCAGGCGGACTTCAACAAGCGTGTGACGGCGATCATCAACCGTAACGCGGACCTGATGTACCGCACCTATGTGCAGGTGGTTCTCCCGGCGGTCGACCTCAGCGCCGCGGGCACGGTCGCGAACTCGGTGTCTCGCTTCCGCTGGCTCAACTATGTGGGCCACCGTCTCATCAAGACGGTTGAGCTCGAGATTGGCGGCCAGCGCATCGATCGCCAGTACGGCGACTGGATGCAGATCTGGACGCAGCTCACCCAGGATGCGGGCACGGTGCGCGCGCTCGACGAGATGATCGGCAACAGCCACGACCTCGTGCTGATGAAGAGCACGACGGGTTATGCGCTGGACCAGTCGTGCTCGGGCGCCGAGCTGACGAACTCGTGCGCGCCGCGCGCGGGCACCCCGGCCAAGACGCTGTACATCCCGCTCCAGTTCTGGTTCTGCCGCAACCCGGGCCTGGCGATCCCGCTGATCGCGCTCCAGTACCACGAGGTGCGCATCAACGTGGAGTTCGAGCAGTGGATCAACTGCTCGTACACGGAGCTCAAGTCGGGCCAGTCTGTGCCGACCTCCATCCAGTCGCTCACGGCCGCGTCGCTGTACATCGACTATGTCTACCTGGACACGGAGGAGCGCCGCCGCTTCGCCCAGCAGACGCACGAGTACCTCATCGAGCAGCTGCAGTTCACGGGCGCCGAGTCGATCACGAGCTCGAGCAACAAGATCCAGCTCAACTTCAACCACCCAGTGAAGGAGCTCATCTGGGTGTGCCAGCGCGACTCGTTCGTCGACTGCTCGCAGCCGCCCTCGAACCCGATCGCTGAGGTGAACGGCATGCAGCCGTTCAACTACTCCGACGACTTCACCACGGAGGGTGTCGTGCTGGATGTGCTGGCCCGCGGCTCGCTGGGCGGCACGGGCGCGGTCACGGTCCCGACGACGGCGGGTGACGGTGCGTCTGGCCCCTACCTCCCGGGTCTGGGTATCCAGCAGGGCCCGTCGCTGGCTGGCTCGAGCTGGCTGGACACGAGCGGCAACGTCGGCGACCAGGGTGCGCTCTTCGAGGACACGACGAACTACCTGCTCGCCAAGGTTCTGCTGGACTCGGGCGTCAAGTGCTCTGGCAAGAACCCGATCGAGGTCGCCAAGCTGCAGCTCAACGGCCAGGACCGCTTCACGGAGCGCGAGGGACGCTACTTCAACTATGTGCAGCCGTACCAGCACCACACGCGCACGCCGACGGTGGGCATCAACGTGTACTCCTTCGCGCTCAAGCCCGAGGAGCACCAGCCCAGCGGCACCTGCAACTTCTCGCGTATCGACAAGGCCACGCTGCAGCTCACGGTGTCCGTCAACACGGTCCGCTCGGGCCGCACGGCGCAGGTTCGCGTGTACGCCGTCAACTACAACGTGCTGCGCGTGATGAGTGGCATGGGTGGTCTGGCCTACAGCAACTAGAGACCTCCGCGAGGTCGCAACCCCCGTCGAAAACCCAAATACAAAACCACAAATGCGTGTAAAGACCTACAGGCATTTGTGGTAGTAGAGCAATGGCATTCGAAGGTGTGACGTATCGGACTGCCGAGAACTGGCTGGGTGCGATCCCTCTTACACTTGGACCCATCCGATACCTCGAGATTGGAACCTTTTACGGTGCCAACCTGTTTTCCGTTGGACAGACATACGCCGCCCACCCCGACAGCAAGATGGTCTGCATCGATCCGTGGATTGACTATGCCGATTACTCGGAATACAAGACGCAGCAGGAATCGATCTACGAGACCTTTCAGCGCAACCTTGAATCGAGCGGACAGAAGGAGAAGATCGCGGTTGTCCGTGGCTTTTCTCATTCCGAGATTCCCAAGCTAGAGGATGAGTCCTTCGACATTATCTACATTGACGGAAACCACGAGCCCGAGTATGTCTGCGAGGACGCCGTTCTTGCCTTTCGCAAGCTCAAGGTGGGTGGGACCATGATCTTTGACGACTATGGGTGGGGTGGCCCTGATCTGACGCAGCGGGGAATCGATGGATTCAGGTCTGCTTACCACAAGCGCATCAGTGCCAACCAGCCGTGCATCGACAGCCAGGTCTTTGTGCGGAAGACTCGTTAAGACACATAAAGAATGAACATGTAATCATTCAAATGTGTACAGTCGAGCCTGTGTGCCTGCCGCGCAGCTGTTCGAACAATGAGAACCGACTGTTCCGAAAGGGCGCGGTTCTATTCAAGGAAGGCCCGACCTCTTCTCTGGAGGGCGAGCTTTACTTCTACACCACCGCAAAGGGAACGTCCTTTCAGTCAATGCTCCCTGCCTACATCGGATGCACGCACGAGTCTGGAAGGAGCACGATTGAAATGGAGTTCATTGAAGGACAGACTCCCAGCTACCTGTTTCGAAACAGACTGCTGACTCGCCCGCTTCTTGCATCGATTGTCGGCGCGCTCGACACGCTGCACTCGTCGAAGTTCGACGACGGATCCGTGGTAACCCCGTCTGACATATTGGCTACGTCGGTCACAAAACTGGTAGGTCGCATAGCCGACGAACCCGACATCTACGCCCTTCCCCACATCGAACGGGTTGTCGACGTGATTCGCGAGGTCCTTACGGGGTATTTCATGGGACCGAAGTTTGAGGTGACCAACATTATCCACGGCGACCCCTGGTTCGACAATATGATCGTGGACAAGGAGGGCACAATCAGGCTACTGGATATGCGTGGCAAGATCGGTTCGGCCTTCTCGCTAAAGGGCGACAAGATGACAGACTATGCAAAGCTGTACCAGAGCATCCTGGGGTTTGACTTTCATATCAACAATGAGACATACGATCCCGAGTACGAGACGCAATGTCGCACATGGTTGTCCGAGCTGCTGCCCGTTCCACTCGACGATCCTGTGTTGGAGTGTGTAACAGCGTGCATGGTTCTCCGTACGTTTCACTATTTTTCCGACCGTTCGTGTATCCCCGTGATCTACAAGAGCATCGGCAAGCTCGCGCTCTTTTCGTTCCTACTTGATGCGTAGACCGCCCTTCAGCGCATGGGTTCGAAAGGTATTGACCCTCTGAATGGCAAGTTCCCTGCTGTCCTTGGTCAGGTCCAACTTCTCCATCACCGCATCGGGGACGGTAATGATGTGGCACCCCGCGGCCTCGGCACGCTGAATCGTGTAGGGCTCACGCGCACCTGCCCAGAGAATACGACTGTGGCTGCGTCCTTCAAATGCCTCGACCGCATACCGCACGAAGGACGTAGGGTCAACCTGGGTATCGGAGACTGGACCTGCAAAGACGGATATGATCTCTGGAGCCACGGACGCACTCAAAAGTTCGCGGGCGCGGGCCACTTGCTCGTTCGTGTACAGGGACGTCACATTTATGGGGATCTTGTTCTCCACCGCATACGCAAGCAGTGCGTCATTGTATTCGCCTCGCGTATTGACAATTGGAATCTTCACGTAGATCGAAGCATCGATCGCGTGAATGTCCTTGATCTGCTGAAGTGCCAACTCCACATCGTCCTCCCAGATCTGAAGTGAAAAGGGGCGTCCATTAAGAAACGGCTTTGCGGATGCAAAGACCGATGTATAGACCCGGTCGGCGTGTGTTGACAAGAGTGTGCAGTTTGTTGTGAAGCCCTTTACAGCTGGGTGCGCGCTCCACTTTTCGATGTTCAGGCCGTCGTAGAATATCTCTATCATTTGCTTGACATTGCCATTACTTTCTCCCTAATTCTCCGCTCGGGTGGTTCTGCCTGAACCCTTCTGCGGTAATGCCGTTTGTCTCTGCGATACGAATACCAAGTTGGTCCAAGAACATCATAAAGATAACGGACGACACGGATGGCGCGCGATTTGCAGAGTCGGCCTCCACAAAGGTGCTTGTTCCGATCATAAAGTGTTGGTCTACAGCTGTCACTGTGGGAACTGGGTTGTTTGACACTAAGAACTGAGATACATACGGTTTGTTTGACCTGATGTACTCCGTAACGGCAATAAGCTCTGACGTATTTCCCGAGTTGCTGCAGTACAGTATACCATCGCCAGGCCTGAGAACTCCGATGTCTCCGTGGAGCATGTCGGGTACGCTCATGTAGTGACACGAGAGGCCCATGCTCTGCCACGTAGCCACGCACTTTCGAGCAATAAGACCCGACTTGCCGATGCCTGCCAAGTAGACGGTTGCATCTGCCAGTCGTGGAGCAAAGAACCCGACGGCAGATTCGATCGAACGGGCAGATGTCCGAATCTGGTTGACATAGACATCTTCCCAACTGTGGTCCATTGTTATTTTCGGGCAACAATTGCCTTCAGAAACACCGCGGGAAAACTGAGCGCCTGGACATCTGCGAATGTAAGCCACGCGTACTCAGTGTGGACCCATGGATCCACGACTGGGTGGAAGATGTCTCCACACATTGACGTTGTAGTCCCATACCCGTGCTTTCCTGCCAAGTAGGATGTGATCCGTTCCATGCACTCAAAATCGTATTTGGTCGTGATTTTTGGAATGTAGTCAAGGAACTCCAGCTGTTCGACTAGGTCGTGGTCAAGCGCCATCATGTTTCCGAAGCATCCCGTCTTTGTGGTTGTCAGCATTGATGTGCGCTCACTCTCGGGCAGAATCCGTGCATACCCTTCGTCGTTTCGCGGACGGTCGAGTCCAGGTTCGTTGAAGTGATATATGAACTGGAAGCGGTCGACGGGCTCAACGGGGCGCGTCAGTACCACGCTGTCGTGTAGGATAAAGGCCTGATCCGCGTAGCGATTGTGGTGGAACAGATGCAGGCATCCCCATGTAGAAAAGTATGGGTTCTCGACCACCTGTGTGTGCGTGTCGAATACATGGGACAATGTGCTCCCCTTTGCAAGGGCAATGACCACAGGTGCTGTTGGGTAGACATGCCGTATACTTTCGATGCACCGCAACAGAATGCGCAGATGGTCGGGGGTTTCAAGCTTCGACGGGATCATGAAGCATATCGATTTAGGCGAGGCCGAGGACATTGAGTAATGCCAGGAATTTCGCTCGGACATAATTGCGCAGCGGCGGCGCAGGGGGTTGGACTGGGACTTCGAGATGTGCGGGCAAATGGGTACGCTACATGTCCGTTTGATGAAATGAACTCGAGCTACGAAGGGATGGTTCAATGCATCAAGGAGGACTTTGCCCATTTCACAGACCCGACATACCTAAAGCTCATCGACCATCCGAACGACTGTGCATACTATCCAGGCGAGACCCTGTTGTATAACACTCGCTACGGGTTCATCTTCAATCACGAGTCTCCAGGTCATGCGGACTTGTACAAGACACAGGCATGGCCAGGTGGAAAGTTTCATTACATAGACAATTCCTTCAAGAACTTTCGCGATCGATACGACAGGCGCATCGAGAACTTCAGGGCATATTGCTCTGGGGGAGGTGCCGTAACGCTCCTTCTTTCGAGTCACCCTCGATCGTTTGACGACTTACTGGGCCACCTGCAATCCCGATACCCGTCGACATCCTTCACGGTTCACCGTTTCGACATCAACAACCTTGCAGCTTGGTCCTATCACATGGACCTCATGCGTAAAATAACTTGACCAGCTTGGTCATCAACTCGCCTTCACGGATTCGATTGGTCGCGTCCAGCTGCTTCAGACGAATATGAAAGTAGTCGGGGGGCAGCTGGGCAACGTGCACATCGAACATCCTGTAGTCGAACATATCAAATCGCCCAAAGTGGGTTCGCGGAACGTCGATGAGTGCGCGCCCAAAGGACACGTCATCCCATTCAAAGAACCCGGGTCCAGGTAGACAGACAATGTCCCTTCGCGCAAGCAACAACTCTGCGACATCGCGTGTCATGCAGATACCCGCGCCCGAAATACCGTCTCCCATGAAAATGCCAGCAAAAAGCCGCGTTGGTGGACACGCATTCAGGCGGTCGATCAAGCGTGAAAAGATCCAAAACGACGACAAGTTCGTACGAACCACGTGTGTATACGACGAACTCTGCAGAAAGTATTCAATGGCTCCTAGTGTCTTATGGCGAATTGTCTGGAACGATTCTTCACCTGGAAGACGCAGGATGTCCCCGTCCAACCACGGCTCCTTGACAGGATGATGTTCGATAAAGAAGGAGTCGATACTTGGATGTGTGTGCATATACGACCTCCACGCGTCCCGTAGCCCGTCGTACGCGGCCTCCCCCGCACTCGAGAGGACGAGGACGAGGATCCGCATTGTATAGTGAAACCTACTTTCACTGGGTCCAAATAAACTACACAAATGAACTGGACTGCAGAGGATGTCATTTGTACCGACAAGTACTTGGAGGCCTTTCCCACCGAGTACCACAAGACAGACTGTCTTCGGTACAAGACTCCTATCGTTTGGAGGGGGTCTGTTCGTGTTCCCACGACTGAGTTCAAGAACCGCAGGATCTGTGGTCACTCGGACTTTCCAGTGACCGATGAGATCGTGGACACGTATCCGACGGGAAGCTGGTGGGGTGTGAACGCAGAGTCATCGCGTGTTCACGGCTTGCCACTGGGCGTGACGAACAACACGGACGAGAGCGAAGTCCACCGAATCTTTGGAAATGTCGATGTCATGGTGGAGGTCGCCAAGGAACCCAGAATCATGAAGGGGTTGCTGTATGCGAACTTTGTGGTCGACAACCACCCCTCGCGCGGCCCTCTGCTGGAGTTTGCCAAGACACAGCCGTGGATTACCGTTGGCAGTCCAGATCAGACGATGGAGGGCCGCCGCGCCTTCTTGCGCGAGGTTCGCACCCATTCGTTCGTCCTGTGTCCCCCGGGCGGCGGGATTGATACGCACCGACTTTGGGAGACCTTGTACATGGGCAGCATTCCCATTGTGAAGAGGGACAATGCCCACGCAGGGTGGACCGACCTGCCGATTCTGTTTGTGGATTCGTGGGACGAGGTGACAGAGGAGCGCCTCATCTCTGAGCAGCGGCGAATCGAGTCAACGGAGTGGAACATGGAGAAGCTGAAAGTGGGATACTGGATTCGCAAGATACAGGAGAGTCCAATGAAGATTGGAACTGTGGTCACGGCAACGGACCTGAACCCGCTGTATTCCGA